TCACCTGATATGAGGCGGTCAAGCGTATCCACCTCGGACTGTGTGAATCCCGTGCCATCCAACTCAGGGAGCGCTTGCAACAGGCTTTTGAGAAGTGGCTCGTTATATCCAGCAAGGTCAGTTAGGCGGTTATCGGCTAAAACAATCTTCTTGGCTGTGTCATCGTCTACATCAACGAGAACTGCCTTTATCTTTTTCCAACCAAGTTTCTTAGCCGCTTTAAGAGTGTGATTACCTGCGAGAACAAACTTGGTACTCGTTTGAACCACGATAGGGCGATATTGACCATGAGCAGTAAGCGATAATGCAATGGCATCTATGTCTCCTCGTCTTGGATTAGTAGGGTAGGCGGTGAGCGAACTGATAGTTACGCTTTGAATGTTTCCCGTCTGGATATTGGCTTTCATTTAACAAAGAGCCAAGCCTCAAAATTGTAAAACTTCCAGAACATCGTGCCAACTGTGAAGCCAGCGTTCTCAGCCATCGTAAGGTTACGGATTGAAGTATTGGTTTGCATGATAGGGCGAAGGTCTCTTTCCTTCTTCATAATCTCAGATGCGCTGAAATGAAGTCGTTTGAAATCGTAGTAAGCGGAATTCATAATTCTCTCTAATTCACCTTCAGGCTCATGCACCTTCTCAGCCCAGATAAACGCGCCACCCTCAGCCAACTCATCATAGATAAGGCTCAAGATATTAGGTCGGTCTGCCAATGGGAGGAACTGAAGCGTAAAGAGGGAGATAACCAAGGATGGAGTTTTGCCCAGATTCTTGAATGAGCGTAAATCCTTTTGCACATACTGAACTTCATCATGGCTATCAGGTAGCAGGTTGCCAGAAATATCAATTCCTAGTTTTGTTCCCTCAAATGGAATGGACTCAAGAAGTTTGCCCGTTGAGCATCCTAAATCAACTATGCTGAAATCTTCCTTTGCATAGAAGGTAGCCAAGTCTCGAACTGAATCATTCAACAAATGGTAATTTGGGATGGACTTAGCGATATGGTCATCAAAGTCTGTAATCGTGTCAAATGAAAATGGCTCAGTAGAACTCATGTAATTTTCTCCCCATTGCCTCAACTACTGGAATTGTGATTGTGCGCCCACATCTTTCATAGCGCTGTGTATCTGGAACTCTTGACCCGTCTGCATAAAACTCTGTCCATCCATCGGGTAATCCTTGCAAGCGCTCACACTCAAGAGGTGTTAGTTTGCGGATTCCAAAGTTCTCCTCGTCTCCGATTTGAACTCCGTGTCTATCTTGAGCGGTAATCGTATACATAGGGTCGCCGTCATCTTTTATCATCCGACCATTCGGACTCTTATTTACTCGGGCTACATCTAGGACAGGGCGCACAAAAGGAACATTGCCACCGCCTGTACCCATCTGGACTAAGAGTGTTGGAACTATTCCCTCATCATAAGTACGCATTGCTTTATCTCTACGGCTCCATGTCTCAACTACATAAGGGCGAGAGTTCCCGCCTTTGTAATAGTGAGCATCTATGGTTGGAGAAATGTCGGAGAAAAGCCCCTGCCTTCCTTTTTGTTGGCGGATGTTCTCCGCATTATCTCCGCTACCTGTTTTTCCGATAGGGAATACTTTGGGTCTGGGGTGACTTCTAAGATTTGCGATAAGGAATACCCGCTCTCGGTGCTGTGGGATTCCGAAATTTTGGCTGTCAAGCAACTCCCATTGACAGTCATACCCCATCTCATCCAAGACTCCCAAGATAATTCCGAAGGTTCTTCCTTTGTCGTGGTTGAGGAGTCCTTTGACATTCTCAAATAATATGTACGGTATTCCTTTATCCCGAGCGAGGCGAAACATTTCAAAAGCGAGTGTGCCTCTAGTGTCCTCCAAAGAGAACCCTGTTCTGTTTCCCGCAGTTGAAAAAGTTGCACAAGGAAATCCTCCAACGAGGAGGTCGGCATCTGGAAGGTCTCCAGCGGAAATAACTCTAATGTCTCTGCCGTCTGGTTTGTGTCCGAAGTTTCTCTCATAAATACTCCTAGGTTTATCTAACCACTCATTAGCCCATACACATTCGTGACCCGTGTTTTCGAGTCCAAGGCGGAACGCGCCTATACCTGCAAATAATTCAATGAACTTCATTACTCTTTACCTAACTCTCTCTAAGTAAAGGCTTAGACCGTTGGCTTTGGTGGGCGACCTCTACGGCGTATAACTTTTCCGTCTGCATCATAGGTTGGCGCTCTGTCAATGTCATGGCGGATGATTTTGTAAATCAACTGCTCGGAGACTCCCATAGCATCTGCAATCTCACGGTATGTAATGCGCTGTTTACGCAGTCGCAAAATCAACTGCTTACGGCGTTTACCTAAATCTGAAATCTGGTTCTGGTGTTCTCGCATTGCGTTTGTAAGCAAGCGAACTTCATCTAAACCACGACCATCTAACTGTTCTGCTGTCTGTGTATCACTCATTATTTCTCTCCTTCGAAGATTTCTTCCCAGTTGATGTCGTCATTGCTTTTTTGAAACATCTTCTTATTTTGTCTTAGTGCCTCTAACTCACCGCTCATTCTTGCTTTGTGATAAGCAAGTGCGTAAGCAATAAAGATAGGTGCGAATACTACAAGAGTAGTAAATAACCCTACTAGAGTCAATATTAGGTTCCAGTTCATGCTTTCCTCTCTTTCTTTGCCCCTCTAATGTATAAAACTAATGAGTTTCTATCGTTTTGAGGAGGTAGGAATATCAGAGACCTCATAAATTTAGATGAGTCATCTGGTAAAACACCTGCATCAACGATTCCGTCAATTGCCGCTTTTACTGCTGGGTTACACGCCCCTACATCCTGTAGGCGACCCCCTTTTTGGTGAGGTTCAACCGTAACTGAAATCCACTCCATCTCTGGCATCTTTTCTGATTTAGCCAGAATGTGAAACGCCGTGCGCCAAGTCTTGACCAACTCAGCCCGCTCCCACCTATTGCCAGCCCGCTCACCGTTGGTTGTCCAAGGGCGTTGCGCCAACTCAAGTCGGTAGACGAGTTGTTCATGTTCATCGGTTCTGCATAAGCAATCCATGTCTCAAAGATAAGGCTCACCTACGCTTCTGTCGAATTCCCATTTCTCACCGTTATTGAAGATTTTCCACGCTTTATTGCTATCGTCAATGAATGGAATTTCCTCAGCCGAATCAACTCGGTAAAGCAAGAAACCTCGTTCTCTGGCTTTGTCTCGATTGGATTCAACCCAGCCATGACACCCAGTAACTCCAGAGCCACAAAGCAAAATTAGGTTCGCTGGGAAATGTAGGGCTTCATCTCTTGAGCCTCCCATTTTCCTAGGCACTCGATGGTGAACTGACCAGCCAAACATGTCTCCCATGCCGCCGCACTTTTCACATCGGTAATTGGCTCGGTAGAAAACTTGGAAACGAACTGCATCGTTTACTTTGAGTTTAGGTTTTGCCATCGGAGTCTCGCGTTCGATAAAGATTCTGTGCAACCAGAGCAGATATGTTCGCTCGTCTGTAGCGCCGTAATTTTAGCCAATCCGCAAATCGGAATATCCTCATAGGTCAGGTGCCACCTCTCCTGAATCTGTTTCCATATCAGCATTGGTTTTACCTTTCGATAAGGACTCACGAATCTGAGCCATGTAAAAATTGACTTGCTCTGGTGTTGCCGCTTTTGAGCGACTATCTTCCAACTCCAGCATGTAACGCTGGGTTGCTTCTCGGTCTCTTTCGTTCTGTCGCTGTCGCACCCACTCTTTGTTGAAATATACTGGAGCAATAACCTTTTCGTCATTCATGTAATGGATAGACACAAAATACTTGGCGAACTCAAAAGTCATGTCAGGCAATAGAGCGGAATCCCACGCAAGAATTTTTCCCTCATCTGCCTGAAGGCGACCATCAAAGAGACACGCGTAGGCAAAAAGTTGCGCTACTTCAGAACGGGTCATTTTCTATTTCCTTTGCTCTTTCTTCTTCATCAATAAACTTTTGTGCAATATCAAGCGCTCGCATAACTGAAGTCTCGGTACGAGTCACAACGCCACCGCGAGTTGGTAGAGGCGCATCGCTCCAGCGCTCTTGATTCAACCAAGTAGAGGCGTGAGCCGTGAACTCATCCTGACGGTTAGGGTCTTGAGCGAATCTCTTTGCGCCTTCAATAATCGTCTCAACTGAAACTTTCTTACAGGCTTTTAGAAACGCAGTCCTCGCCGCGCCTTTTGCTTCTCTCCTTGGATAGATAGACCAAAACAAGTTGAAGTCCGAATCCGAAGGATTCGTGTGTATATCTATATTGGGTATGGGTATGGGTATGGGTATGGGATGGGTATGGGGCGGGTGAACTTCGCTCTTTGTTACGGTATCTGTTCGCCGTAACCCTCTAAACTTAGCCATCCTCTCAGATGCTAATTTACGCTCAGTTTCTATCCTCTCCTTAGTAAATTGATACTCAGAATAGGACAGAATGACTATGTTTTCATCCACGATTTCCCATAGGTTCGCATCAACTAGAGCAGAGATTCGAGACGACTTGGAGCGAGATTCGATGAAAGTTCGAATGATGTTCAACGGGATTACGCCATCAGTTAGATAGCGACTTGAATAACAAAGAGCCGTCATATACAACCTGAACTCATCATCCTTCAATCCTTTTATTTTTGGATGGTCAGGAAACGAATCATCAATCTTTACCCAAGTCATTTTCTCTCCTCAAGATTTAGAAGTGATGCCCACAATTCGGACACGATTTCTTTTTTTGGCGCAATTCTATTTTTCGGTCATGCACGAACTCTGGTAACACATAAACCTTGCAACGATTACGAGTTTCTTTCAATCTCGCAACTCGCTCGGTCAGATGGAGAACGGACAATACACCCGATGCTGACCCATGGTGAAGTCCTAGCCCATCGGCTAACTCTTTCCATGTCGCGCCGTGTCTACCACGACTGGCTAGGTAGGTAAGCGCCTCGATTTGGCGCTTACCTGTAGTTCCATCCGAATCTTGAACTCTCGCTCTTTCCTCAGATGAATCTGAACCTGACCAGCCCGATGTACCGTTATAGGGAACTTCAGGAAACGCTAACTGTGTCATCGCTTGACTCCTTGGTGGTTGAAGTTTCAACTACTGGGGAAGTGCCAACACGGTTCTGAGCCTCCTTGAATGAAATTCGTAGAGTCTCAAGAATTGCTGGTTCAATAGCATCTTTGTACTTTGTGATGTAGGCACCCAACTTTGCAAGTGTCTCTAAATCAGATGCTTCAGCGATTGCGGTTGCAAGCATCTTGGTATCAACTACGACCTTTTCAGAACGCTCGTAACTTTGACTGTCTGGGTCTGGCTCATCAGTTGGTAGCGATAGTGTTTGGAGGAGTGCTGTGC